GCAGGTAACTTAAATGTTACTATTCCAGATTCAGTAGAAAAAACTTACATAGTTGAAGATGCATGTGATCATGCTGGAAATACTTTAACTTTTAAAACTACATCTGGAACAGGTGTACTTTTATGCGAAGGTCACACTTACACATTATATTCTGATGGAACTAATGTTGTAAAAGCAGGTGAACTTAGAAAATGGAGAGCAGTTTCAGCAGCAGAAACAGTTCAAGCTGGAGCTCAACTTTTAGTAAATACAAATAGTGGAGCAGTTACAGTAACATTACCAGCTTCTCCAAGTGCAGGTGATGAAGTTTCATTTATAGATCAAGGATATGATTTTAATACTAACGCATTGACTGTTGGTAGAAATAGTTCAAATATAGCTAATGCAGCTGCGGATTTAGTTGTTAATACACAAGGTGCTGGCTTTAGTTTAGTTTATTCGGGAGACGCTACTACTGGCTGGACATATAGGGAGAAATAATAAATGTCTAATTACGAGGCCACAAAATACGATTTTGATGGAGCTAGCCTTTCAGGTGTTCAAGGAATTGCAACGGCAACTATTATGCCATGGTCTTCTTCGTCAGTACCGTCTGGATTTTTAGAATGTAATGGTGCAAATGTTTCAAGATCAACTTATTCTGATTTATTTGCAGTAATAGGTACAACTTACGGCGCAGGTGATGGTTCAAGCACTTTTGGTCTACCAAATTTACAAGATAATATACCTGTTGGAAAATCTGGTACTAAATCTTTAGCGTCAACTGGTGGAGCAAACACTGTAGCCTCAACTGGAAACGTAGCAGGCTCTACAGCCAATGCAACTTTATCAACAGCGCAACTTGCTTCTCATAGTCATGGAGTTACAGGTGCGCGTTTTACTGGAAATAATAACGTTAAAGGAGCTCAAACACAGCAAATTAATGTTAACACACAAAGTACAGGATCTGGACAAGGTCATTCACATAATATGTCTGCGACCTTTACAGGAGATGCAACATCTGTTATACAACCTTATTTAACAATAATTTATATTATAAAAACTTAAAGGAGAAAAAATGGCAACTAACGCAAATTGGACAGTAGTATTTGATGATAAAATAATTATTAAAAATTACTCAGAAGGTGCTAATGAAGGTGTAGGGCACAAAATCAACAATGATTCTTTTTGGAACGATTCTAAATGGTCAAATATTTGGGCAATTCAATATGTTTCAGGTAATGAAGATTATAGTGATAGTGTAGAATATAGAGATAATACAGCTCACACTTCATGGACGGCAGCTAACTTAGGAGATTTTAAAACTCAATTTATTGATAAATGGGACGCAGCTCATTTATCTGAATTACAATCTAATTGGGATGAAGATAATGCTGAGAGTGAAACTGAATCTGAAAAAATTACTAGATTAGGTGCAAGACCTACGTCTTATTCCTCATAGGAGAATAAATGGCAAATTATGAAGCTACAAGATATGATTACGACGGTGGTAATATCACCGGACTTGTAGGAATTCCAACGGCAACTATTATACCGTGGTCTTCTTCTTCAGTGCCAACAGGTTACTTAGAATGTAATGGTGCGAATGTTTCAAGATCAACTTACGCAACTTTATTTGCAGAAATAGGAACTACTTACGGTGCGGGAGATGGATCAAGTACTTTTGGTTTACCAAATTTACAAGACAACGTAGCACTTGGAAAATCTGGTACTAAAGCTTTAGCATCAACTGGAGGTGCAAACGCAACTGCAAACTCTGGAAATGTTGGTGGATCAACAGCTAATGCAACTTTATCAACAGCGCAACTTGCTTCTCACTCTCATGGTGGATTTCAACTTGGTCTGGCAGATTCCATGTCTACTCAATATTGGCAAAGATTTAGTCAACAACAAAGATCTCCTTCTAGCAATAGCACTGGTTCTGGACAAGGTCACTCTCACAACATGAGTGCTACTTTTACAGGTGATTCAACGTCTGTTGTACAACCTTATTTAACAATAATTTATATTATAAAAACTTAGGGAGAAATGAACTGTGTCTAATTACGAAGCAACTAAATACGATTTCAACGCCGCAAATCTTACAGGCATTGAATTAATTCCTACTGCAACTATAGTGCCTTGGACTGCTGCTTCTATTCCAACAGGTTTCTTAGAGTGTAATGGTGCAAATGTTTCAAGATCAACTTACGCAACTTTATTTGCAGAAATAGGAACTACTTACGGTTCAGGCGATGGTTCAAGTACTTTTGGTTTACCAGATTTACAAGATAAATGTTGTATTTCAAAATCTGGTACTAAAGCTTTAGGATCAACTGGAGGCGCAAACACTGTAACCGCAACTGGAAATGTTGGTGGTTCTACAGCCAATGCAACATTATCTACGGCTCAACTTGCTTCTCACTCTCATGGATTAGGATCTGGAGGTGGTACACCTGGAGGTGGTAATAACGCTTTAGGATCTGCTCAATCAGGAATAGCTAATAGTAATTTATCAAGCACAGGATCTGGACAAGGTCACTCTCACAACATGAGTGCAAACTTTTCTGGTGATGCAACTTCAGTTTTACAACCTTATTTAACATTAATTTATATTATAAAAACGTAATTTAATGAAGCCACGCTACTATACTATAGCGTGTCCCTTTTTTAATTGGTGATATACCATGTGGATACATAAAATTACTTGGAAAAAATACGATAGATCCTTTATTTAATTTTAATCTTTTTATTTCTTTTTTCTGTTGATCTGTGAAAACTAAATCACCTCCTTCATAATCATTATTAAGGTTAATAATAACGCTAATTTGTCTTGGCCATTTCCACGAATCATCTGTATGAACATTGTATTTTCCTCCAGGTGGATACTTAAGTATATCTATTTGATTTATTTTTTTACTATCTACAAATGGAAATTTGACTTTGTAAAACATGTAAAGTCTTTCAATTTCTAATTTTATTAAATTAAAATAAAAAATATCAGTTTTATTATTAGATTTTAAAGTGTGTCCTTTAACGTTTCTTATATTAGTGTTTACACCCTCTTCGACTGTTAAATTTTTATTAGCTCTATTATCTATGAAAGGAATTATTTTTTTTATTAATTCAGGTTTTATGACTTTTTTTATTTCAACAATATATTCAGTATGATCCATTTTACCTTAACATCATCCAAGAAGTTAAAATATATTTTTCTCCAGATAAAGGAGGATTACCTCTATGTAGATATGGAAATCCAGCGGGCCAAATAACTATTCTTCCTTTTTTTGGTTTTACTCTTTTTGAAAAATGTAAAAATTCTGTTTCTCCACCCTCTTCAACATCATTTAAGTATATACTAAAAACAAAAGCTCTAGGTTCATTATCAAATCCTTTACCATGTTCAATATGCCAAACGTGATAACCTTCCGTAGGTAAGGTTTTTTGAATTTTTAAAGAAGTAAAATAAAAAGGAACTCCATAAGCATCATCAGCTCCTACATTTTTAACATAATGATTCCAAGCTAAATCAAAATTTAACATCATTGTTTTTAACTCTTCCCACCATACATTCATATTATTTGGTGCTGCAAAGTATTGTTGATCTTGTTTTTGTAAAACAGATGCTTTTTCAAAACCTATTCTATTAATAGTATTATTAAATTTATTTTGATCTTCAAATAATTTAATGGCTTTATCACATTCCTCTGAAAGAATGTAATTATCATAAATTCCTATAAAATTATCTATATTAACTGTTTTATCTTTCATTTAATTTTTTTTTATAGTCAAAATGTTTATGTGGAGAAATATTGAATATTAAACTATATCTGTTTTTTTCTTCTTGAGATGTATCAAATCCATGTAGTATGTGAGGTGGAAATATATAATAATCTCCTGGTTCAGGATTTATTTTTAAATTTAATTCAGGAAGTATTAAATCACATCCTTTTGTTAAATATAAGATTCCATGAAGAGAAGGGTGAATATGATAATCTAAACTATCTCCTTTTTTTATTTCATTGCCCCAAGCATTTTCAATAGTATTTTTTTCTAAAAAATGTTCAAATATGTCAGCATGAGTTGTTTGATGTTTATTAATAAGAAAAGTCATAAAATTAATAAAATTAGATTTATTTACAAAATAATTCCAATCCGTCATTCCACCTTTTACGTTTGTATAATTTTCCATTTTTGGATTTAAATTATTTTTTACATCCATCATAAAATTATGAATAAGATCAGGGTAAGGATAATGTCCAAATATAATATTTACTGTTCTTGGATAAGTAATAAATAAAGAATTTTTTTCTTCTGCTAATGGGTTATTTTTATTAAATAAACTAATCATTTTGCGACTTTCATTCTCTGTAAAACTAATATATAAAGCACTATATGCTACAAAAATTAAATTTCAAGCCTGGTTTTAACAAGATGGTCACAGATTCAGGAGCTGAATCTCAATGGGTAGATGGTGATTTTGTTAGATTTAGATATGGATTACCTGAAAAAATAGGTGGTTGGAATCAATTATCTATTGCAGGTGAAACTTTACCTGGAGCAGCACGTGCTCAACACACCTGGACATCTTTAGCTGGTGAAAGATATGCAGCTATTGGAACTTCACAAGGTTTATTTTTATATTACGGAGAACAGTTTTTTGACATTACACCATTAGATACAGCTATTACAGGATGCACATTAACAACTGTTAATGGCTCAAATGTTTTACAAGTTAATAAAGGCTCTCATGGTCTAGAAGTTGGAAGATATGTAACTTTATCTGGCGTAACTGTTACAGGTGCATCAGATTTTACAACAGCAGAATTAGAAAAAGCTTATGAAATTTTAACAGTTGCAACAGTAGATAAATTTACTGTGCAAGCTGTAAGAGCTGAAGGAGGAACAGGCATGACTGCAGCAGGTGCTGCAACTGTTAATCCTTACGTTGAAGTAGGTCCTGTTTTTCAAACACTGGGTTATGGTTGGAGCACATCAACATGGGGAGCTTCAACATGGGGAACTGAAAGAGCTACAAGTTCTGTAATCCTAGATCCAGGAAACTGGAGTCTTGATAACTATGGACAAGTTCTTGTTGCAACAATTAGAGATGGAGAAACTTTTACTTGGAATGCAGGAGCATCAAATGCTAGAACAATTAGAGCGTCTAAATCTACATCAGGTTTTTCAACTTCAGCTAACCCAACTGCATCAAGATTAACTCAAGTATCAGATAGGGATAGACATTTATTTCATTTTGGAACGGAAACAACTATTGGAGATTCTACGACTCAGGATCCAATGTTTATAAGATTTTCAAATCAAGAGGACTTAAATGATTATGCACCAACTGCAGTTAATACTGCAGGTACATTTAGATTAGATAAAGGAAATAGAATTGTTGGAGCAGTATCTGGTAAAGATTATACTTTAGTATTAACCGATAGCTCTGCTTATGTAATTCAATTTGTTGGTCCACCATTTACATTTAGTGTAAGACAAGTTGGTACTAACTGTGGATTGATTGGTCAACACGCATTAAGTTATTCTGATGGTAAAGTATTTTGGATGTCAGGTGAAGGTGGATTTTTTGTATTTGATGGTACAGTTAAATCATTACCATGTTTAGTTGAAGACTTTGTTTTTACAACAACTTCAAATAATTTAGGAATAAATTATAATGCAATAGACATAGTTTATGCAGAACACAATACTCTTTATGGTGAAGTAAATTGGTTTTATCCAAAATCAGGATCAGAACAAATTGATAGATGTGTTACATATAACTATGGGGAAAATGTTTGGACAACTTCATCATTAGCTAGAACTTCATATGTTGATACCGGAGTATTTGATGTGCCATATGCCACTGAATATAATAAAACATCACTACCTGTATTTGAAGATATTTTAGGTATTACAAATAAATATGGAGCTAGTATTTACTATGCTCATGAAGTTGGAACTGACCAAGTTAATAGCTCAGGCACAACTTCTATTAATGCGTTTATTGAATCCGGAGATTTTGATATTACAGCAGCTAGAACCCGACAAGGTCAAACAACAGGTATGGTTGATTACAGAGGAGATGGAGAGTTTTTTATGTCTGTAAAAAGATTTATACCTGATTTTAAAGTTCTTACAGGTAATTCAAAAATTACGTTACTATTAAATGACTATCCAAATAATACTGCATCTAGCTCACCTCTTGGCCCATTTACAATAACATCGTCTACTGATAAGGTAGACACTAGAGCAAGAGGAAGATTACTATCAATTAAAATAGAAAATGATGGTACTGGTGAAACTTGGAGGTATGGAACTTTGAGAGTAGATGCTCAACCAGACGGAAGAAGATAATGGCAAAAGTAGTAGTTAGTATACCAGAACCAAAACAAGAATATGAAGTTTCTAATCAAAGACAAATTTTAGAAGCTCTTGACACTTTAAAAAATCAACTTAACTTCTCTTTTCAACAAGATTTAAAAAATGAAGAAGATCAAAAGGAGTGGTTTTTAGG